CTTCTGTAACTGCTGACAACTGCGTGTCACGTTCTGCTAGTTGATTCTTGATAGATGTCAACTGCTCATCCATTGCTGCGATAACCGCTGCGATGTCTGCACTCATTTCTTCTTCTGCTACTTCCGCCTCTTTCATTTCAGTAATGAAGCCGCCAACAGTAACTACAACACTACCGTTGTCAAGCGTATGCTCTCCATCTGGTGCAGGTTGTGGGTTACCTTCAGCATCGATAACGTAAAGTTCTGCTCCTACTTCAAACGAGTCACTAGGTGTTGCTACCAAAGTACCATCTGTAAGAGTTCCCTCCATCGACATCTTAACTTCAACTACTTCAGAAAGCGAAATGCCTTTGATGTTGTGCTTCTTCAAGATAGCACTCAATGTTTCTATTACTTTCATTTTGTATATTGATTTACACTGGATAATATATCGAGCGAAAACCATTAGACAAATAGTTGTTAACAGTAAAAGAAAAGCCCGTCACTCATTAGCAACGGGCTTCCCTAACCTTAACAAAAACACATTAACACAATGAACACAAAACACAATAATCTTATAGCGAAGATAGGTAGTTATCTATTTCGTTCGCCCAATTTTCTCTTATTTCTCCTCGTGACATTTCAACACCCACTTCATTAAAGAATCCTTCAATCGAGAATCCTTTAATCTTACCCTCTTTCACCTGCTGCCACACTTCTTCATTGTCAACTTTTACGCCAACGAACCACGTACCAACGGGTAGTTCAAAACCAAGTGCTACCGACTTGTCACTCTCACCTTCCTTCAACCAAGATTCAACAACTGTCAATCCAGTAACGGCAAAAGTATGTTCTACCGTGTGGTTGTGTTGCAGATTCTTTAGCAAGAAATTGTGCGCTACCTTCTCAATTAATTTAGAAGTGAACTGTGCGTAGTATGGCGTTCCGTCACCGTCTTCTCTGTAGATCAATTTATCGGGAATCAATGCCGCACCGTACACCATCTTGCGCTCCTCTTGAATATCAGATAGCTTTACTTTCTTCTCTTTGGATAGCGCGATAAAGTCTACTTCGATAGCAGGAAATTCAACTAGTGAAATTGCTTGGACACCCAAGAATCCTTCCTCGTCGATGTCGTATTGTCTTACTTCTTTTTTCATATTATAATACTGTTTGGTCTTTAACTTTTTGATTCGCTTCCATTGCAGATGACACGTTGCTACTTAGCACGTATGCTTGTACTGCGCCCGTCTGCGCTGGTCTATTATTTAGGAATGATGTGTTGAGTGGATTGAAAGCAGGAGTTACGCTTGTCATTGAACCGCCACCACCACCACTACCAAGTGAACCGCCACCGCCCGTACCACCACCGCCACCCGAACCACCTCCGTTGAATTGCGTCTTTGCAATCTTCGCCACGTTAGCAAGTCCACCTGCCACCGCAATACCTGCTGCTATTTGTGCGCGAACTATTGACGATGGGTCACCTGGTATTATTTGAGACGCATAAGCTTTTGTGGCTGATAAATATGTAGACATAACGGCTTGGGCAAGTGACACCGCTTTATTAACTGCAAATGCTTTCTTTGCTGACTTCTCTGAGCCGTTATTAAACACATCGGTAAGAGCAGTTATAATATTGAGCGAATCTTGAATTGCTTGAACCTTGAAGTCTTGAATTCCTTTAATCCTTGCCGCTTCTTTGTCTGCCGCTTCTTTATCCTTATCCTCTTTCTCCTTTCTATATTTTTCTTCTATGTCAGCAATATCTTTTTTCTGCTGCTCTGCAAGTGCTTTTTCTATTTCAGCATTTCCATTCGCTAGTTCAAAACGTGCATCGTAGTCAGCTACCAGTGCATCGATTTCCATTTCTTTAGCATCAGTAACCAAAGACTGTTGAGCTTTATAATAGCCTTCTTGTATTTTTAGTCTTGCCTCATTAGCTGCCACCTCAGCCGCTGCATCTTCGTTTTGCCATTCAAGTATCTGTGCGCTGATTTCTTCTTGTGCTTTAAGAAGCGCATCTGCTGCTGCCTTATCATCTGCTGCTGTTTTATCTCTTTTGGCTTTTGATTTGGCTGCATCTTCTTTATTATACTTGTCGGTGATTTGTCCTTTCTTGACAAAATACGCATCGTTTGCAGCTTCTAACGCTCGTTCGTTATCTCCTGCCATAGTCAACTGTTTGGCAAACCATTCGTCCAAACTTTGTAACTCAATTTCTCTCGCGCTTAACTTCGATTGATAAACAGTCTTTTCGTTTTCAAGAATCATTCGATTGAGATTCATCATCTCATTGACTGCTTGAATCTCATAATCTACTCTCTGTTGAGAATACTTTTTTCTTAACTCATCAAGTTCTTTCTCTTGCTCCTCACTCAAGCCGTATGCTTGTCTTTCCATCCACATCAAGTTGTCAATCTTATCCTTTGTGTCCTTGATGTCTTCCTTCATACTCTTGCGCTTCAAGTCGGATAACGCCTTTTCGTTACCTGCCGCCTCAGCCATTCTCAGCCTTTCAAGATTATGCCTTTGCTCGTTTGATGCGTCAATAGATTTGTTGGCTGCATCAACATCGTTGCGTTGGTCGTCAAGTAAAGCTTTAACCGCCATACCTATGGCAGCAATAGCAGCAACAAGTAAGAATATTGGATTGGTCAGCAATGCCGTACCAAGCGCTTTCAATGCACCGCCAAAATCTTTTATTCCGCTAATCGCGCCTTTGAAACTTACGTTACCCACCTGCCCTGCAAGTCCTTTTACAGAACTTGTGACACCTTCAAAGTCAAGATTGAAAAGCCTATCCTTTAATAGGTTGGCATTATTGCTAAGACGCTCGAATGCAGAGCCTGCGTTGGCGTTCATAGCTTCCGAAGCATCGTTTATCTGGTCTTTAACTTGACCAGCTTGTAGTGCTAACTCTTGGAACTTTGCCGTGTTCGGGTCAAGCGTTGCAAGTTCTTGTTTTAACGCACGAAGTTGTTTCGTCAAACTTTCTATTGCCACACCTGCTGCTGCTGCTTCTGCCATTATATTACTGCTTTAATGATAATATAAACAATCACTAGAATTGGACAAAGTTGTAGTGTCCACTTAAGCGCATTGAACTTCGCTTTACTTTTTAGATGGTGCTTTCCTTCCGCTACTTTCGAGCAGTCAGTTTCTCCGCTTATGTTCTGCTTATGCATCTCAAACATAATGTTCAAGTTATCGTGCAGTTGGTCTATTCTTATCATTTGATTTGTGTGTATTTAAGTATTGCACTTATCTCAACAGTGTATGGATAACTAAGCAAAAGACCTCCAGTCATTCCGATTTGAAGTCTATGTTCTGCCGTGTTTGTTGATACATCAACTGAACCTGCAAGTGTATTCAAGCTTCCGATTTGCGTGATGGTAGTAATAGCACTAACCGCTGCCGTTGTATTTTTGTAGATGTGAAAAGAGAACACTGCGCTATGTTTGGTTGATGCGTTCTGCGACATTACAACCGACAGTTCACAAAGCCACATAGTGCCGTTGTCAAGATTCAATCTATCAACACCGTTCAACTTTATTTCAACCTTGTCACCCGTAGCAGCATACGTTCCTGCCCCACTAAATGACAATAGACCGCCTTGTGATTTTCCGAGTGATGGGTTGACTCCAAAATGAACACCTCTATATTTTGCGTCCACACCTTGACCGACCACTAGTGAACCACTAGCAGCCGACACAACACGGTTGAAGTCACCCAATACCTGCGAGTCATTCACGCCAATCTCTACTACGTTCCCGTTACCTCTTACTGTCGGTTGGCTGACCGCTTCAAACGATCTGTTACTTACCTGCGAAGGTCTGTCTCCACCACCAAAAGCGTAGCACTTGTCCACGTTTGCATTCCAAGTGTAACCATACAACTCGCAGCAAGATTGCGAACCATCTAAGCCCGTATCAACACCATCAGTAAATAGTATTTGTCCATCTTCTGCGGAAGCATTGGGTGTGAATCCACAAGCCTCTGGTATGTCGATTATCTTAATCAACTTGCACTTGCTGCTCACTCGCTGCCCAACGACATAATCACTAATCTCTAGCACTCTCCAATAGCTATCCTTAACAAATATCACATCGTTAAATTGGATTGATTTATAGTCATTCAAATCAAGCGTGAAGTATGCCTCCATAATTCTTGACTGCTCGTCATAAATCTCGTTATAGTACCTGCGCCAAAAACGATTGAATAGATTGTTTACGGGAAACGCCGTGTACGCTTGTAGGTAAGTTTCGGGAGCAAAATTCAAATCGTTATTGCTCACTTCTGGAATCAATCCTTCTGAATGACTGAATGAATAGACTTGCGTCAACACTCCTTCATCTGCTACCTCGTCGTAAACTGCCACGTACGGGTCAGTGTCTGTAAAATATAAACACCTTGCACCCACGTTCACGAATGCGCCTTGACTGTCCACAAACTTTGGAATGGGTAACGCAGTATTAGCAACCTCATTGAGTGGTGTGCTTGACAACCCCAACTCCATTACTTCCTCTCCCGTTGCGAAGTCGTTGTTTGTTTGGTATAATTCATAATCGCCAAACACCCTCTTACCAATCGTCACAAATAGCTGAGATAAGTATTCATTACCTGCCTTATATGTCCATCTAAATTTCTTTTTTTGCTCGTCAACTGGAGCGTACAAAACCACATCCTTTTCGTAGTCTAGTTTCTTTGTCCAATCAGCAGAACCGCCCGACTGCAAGTAGTCATCCATTGTCTCAATGATAACGTGAGTTGGATTGTTCTCGTCGGGAATGATAACAAGATTGTGCATCTTAACCATATCGCGCACAAGTTCCGCTTGTCCATAATCAGGAGCGTTCAACGCACCGTCAAATGTGCCGCCTTGAAGAATTACCGCACTTGATGTCGCAAGTAGTTTGAAGCCCGTACCTAAGTCTACTATATGGTCATTGAACGTGTACCAATCGTCTGTCGCTTGGTCGTAGTACGTGTAGTCTTGCAGGGTAAATACCATTTCTATCTGCTGACCAAAACTCAAAAGAAGTGTTGGCGTAAAATAGTTTTCTGTCGGATACCAATATTCGGGAGCAGACGCAGTCCACAATATTTCGTTTGTTGACGCATCTCGAATTGATACAGAAAACGAATTGTTCCCAAATTGAAAAGTTGTCCAGTCGTTGAGATGAGTCTTTACTGTAACACCAAATTGATATGACGCAGAGAATGGAGCAGTAAAAACAAAAGCCGCACTCACGTTGCCGCCATTGTCAGCATACTCAACAGTTGGTAGTGCGTTCAGTTCAAACGTGCCACTAGCTAGGTTCGTCGCGTCATCTGCTGCCAAGAGAAAATATGCACTCTCATTTGTCTCAACCGTCTTGATGTCCTTACCCGTTACAAATGGCATATAATAGCCTTTAATTAACCCAGTCAGCGAAGACGATTCGTAAGTGAATCCTGCATCACTGAATACTTCGTCAAACAACCACTTAATTTTTACAAATGGTGTAAGGTCACCAACATACAATGGGTTTGTAGTAGATGCTATTGGTCTGCCACCCAACGCCCAATCCGATTCAAGTTCGCTCCACTTTTGACCACGATCTGTAAGACCATAAAGTAGAACAGAACTCACAAATGGCTCAGGAACGTTCTCATATATCATTGAGTGATTTAACTCACTAATCTGAGTAAGTTCAGAAATCTTTTTACCACCAATAGCAGAAATCAAGTTTGGAACCGTTGAAAAAAAAACGATATCAGCCTCGTGCCATCTCTCCCCTTTGCTATAAACTTTCTTGACTTGGATATGACCTTGCGCGATAGGTATAGTATCAACACTCACAACCGCCTTCACTCTCGTCTTGAAATTGAAGCCTACCTCGTTTGGATTCCAGATGCTAGAAAAAAACTCACTATTACGTGCAGTCATCGGAATGCGAAAGTCACGCGAGTATCCGCCCCTGGTAGTGAAGTCCGATATACTGCTAAACTGCTTATTGAGATAGATACTTTCCGCTTCATTCAAATCTAGAATGAATGGATTGTTTGAACTATCGTAGAGTGTTAAGTGAATCATAGGTCTTCGTTTGAATATCTAACTTTAATTGTCAGTTGGTAAAGTTTACCATCGCGTGTCCTACGCGAAGTAAAGTTATTTTCCTCAATCACTACGGGAAGAATTGTTGCATCATCATTGATGATATAAACACTTTTGCTTCTTATCATATTTTTGAGCAGGGCAAATTCATTCTCACGGATATAGTCACTTGCCATTGTGATGTAGGTCCGTGTTTCAATATCGCCCTCCATCAACCCTCTGTCGGCAGTATCGTAACCAAAACCACTACTAGCAGTTGAGTAGTTACCTACCACACGCTGCACTCTTTTTCTTTCAACCTCGATAGACTGCTCATTCTTTTTATCAAAGTTGAAGTAGTCGAACCCACCGCTTACCGGTGACCACCACGCGAGTCTCACATTGTCATAAATACACGGTTCATCGTATGGGTAAAAAATGTATTCCGCACTCAGCTGAGTTGTGCCAGTGTCATTTGTGACCATCAACGAATAATATTTGAAGTTTGGATAGTCAGCAGGATTCAATAGCGTTGTAGTCGTCTCTAGTGTTTTCGGATATGCAGGAATCTTTACGAGTCCATTGTTACCTACTACAACTGTCTCGAAGATGTTACCACCACCACTCGGAACAAGCTTCATTCTGATTGCCGTCTCTGTTGATATGCCGCTATCCTTGTCACTCAATGTATCTGAATAGTCAGTGATGTAGTATAGGTAACCGCTATCCAAATTATTTGAACGGATAGGAATGAACACGCGAGATGATGAAGCAGTCAAGCCAACTGGATAGACACGAGGCAAGTGGGTAGATGATGTCCTATCACCCATCAATAACTTTGTTGATCCATCAAGACCATATCTGTTGTCAGGGTTAGGTCGATACCCATCCATATGAGAATACGAACAAGGTAGCAGGTAGTGATACTCAGTTGTAGTTGTTGCATTGATAGTAAACACACCACCCACGATGTAACCCTCTTGAACAGTTATCTTATAAAGGTAGTACGGATAGGTATTTTCTTGGAAGTCAACACTCACATCTGCCGTATCCAAATCAAGCTTTGCTTCCATTCTATGCTTAAGAATGGGTGACAAGTCTAGGACACCCTGCGGTGTTGCTTCGGGTGTTGGCTGAACGTAGATAGTCGATATCAAATTGGTAGTACCCTCGTATATCTTAAAGACGAATTTGAAGCCATCGTTTGCGACATTGGTAGATGTCACGCGATAGATTAATTTCTGACCAACCTTAGTCGCTGAGTAAGGTTTTTCTTGAATAGTTATAGCCATCCCTCGTTTATTTTTTTGACCACGTATTTTTGAATTGTATTCGCTATGTCTTTACCTCTAATCTGAAGTTCTGTTTCAATTGCTTCCTCCCAATAGTGAACCCCCTTGAAACCATCCTTTGCAATCTTGCGCCCTATGATGAAGGCTAATCCTTTGCGCCAATTGTCAACATTGGCTACCTTAATAAATTTACCGTTGGCATCTCTTGGTTTAATTCCTTTCGCCTTTATCCAATCAATTAAAGAATCAGATGGTGGTGGTTTTCTATTTGGTCTTCTGCCTTGTTCAATCACATCTGCGTACTGTTGCGCTCCCTTCGAATAAAACTTCATTTCGGGAACACCACCGCGATTGATTATCCGATAACGAAGTGAGTCACGAAGTTTGCCCGTTGTGTTCGTTGCACTATTGTAGTTACCCGTGACACCTTGACGCTTTCTTTTTTTCATCAAGTTATCCTTTGCACGTTGCACAATGGATGCGGCAATATCATTCAACAAAGCTTCTATTTCATCGTCAATGTCTAGCATAGTATCTATTATTCGTAAACACTTTCTATCGAGTTAACGTTTGCACTTGTAGATGTTGCTGCGTTCACGATTGTGAAACCATAACTACCATTTGTCGCGCTCATATCAAATGTCGCTCCCGTGTACTCATAAATACCTGCGACACTTGAAGCGGCAATTACAAGAGATTGAGAACCGATTTCACTATTTGCAATATTGTAAAATTTTCTCATAATTGTTAATGAACCTGATGCAGGTTGAGCAGTTGTGATAAGTACTCTGAATGTTGAAAATAGTTTTCGTGGCGCGATAGTTATCACAATACTAGTGTTAACACCTGCCAATCCTTCAGCCGCATAACGAGTTGAGGATGTAGGTATACCGCTACCCGTTCTAACCAATTCCAAATAAACGGGAGAAGGCAACGTTCTATTTTTCCACAAGCCATCTGAAGCATAATATAGATAGTCATTCGTCGCAGGTGTTGTAATACTGACACCGTGAATATCATCTAACTCATAACCATTTTGAATCGCAATAACCAAACGACCTTGCGTTGGATGCGCTCTTGCGATATATCCAATGAAGACAGTATGATTTGGTTCAGCTGGGGCAGTAGCCGTTATCGCCCCTGCCGTTGCCGCACTTAACCACACCGCATCTCCTGCCGTGAAAGCAGAAGTATCTAAGTTGTGAAGCGTACCACTTACCGCTACTTGACCATCTGCGTTGTTGGCAATGTTAGCCACTACTACTCCAATCGTCTTATCCGAACTTGCTTCTGTATTTGCTTGTGCAAGAACTGCGTTAGGTCGGTTGCCCGTTGCACCTGATAGATACACTACCTGACCTTTAGTCAACGTGCTGCCCGTTGAATTGCGAACAACTATTTGCACTGTCTCAGCACTATCTACGATGCCGTCATTGTCTGTATCATAAACCGATTTCAGCATATCACCACCACCTGCAATCGCAGCAGACCAAACCGCTGCACCGCCCGTGTTGTCAGTACACTTGTATAAGATTGAGTTAGTCGTGTCCCAAATTAATGAACCGACTACGAAAGCTTCATTGATGTCATCTGTTACTGTTGGCGTTCCTGCCTTTGTCCAAATTCTTTTCTTTAATACTTCTTGATCTATGAGAGAACGCAGAACAAAATTAGCAGAGAAGTCATCGTTGTATTTTAGACCTTCAAACGTTGGTGCGTTTGTAACGTTGACAGTTGCAGTCGTTGGTGTAATTTCTAAATCAATACTATCCGTTCCATTGCTTGAAGCTATTTGAATTGCTTCTGGAGACAACTGAACATTGCTTGTACTTGTGCCATCGGTAACAGAAGATTCAACTGCCGTTTCTCTCACCGTCACTTGACCTACATTGCTTCCTAAAGAAGTTCTAATATAAGCTAATACACCTGCCTCCCATCCAACCTCGTGAAGCTTACCGCTATTCGTTTCGCTTATTGACCAATTTTCTACCGCAGGGTCAATGACAATATTACCAGTCACTAGATTTGTACCATCCGTTCCTGCTAAAGGAATATAAGGTGAGACTTCAATCTCCCATACCGCAGCGTCTACTGTCGCATCCGTGCAGATGTAAGATACACCATCGTCAAGAATCCATCGTGAACCAACATAGAATCCGCTCGAACTATCGTCAGTCGCTGCTGGTGCTATGTTGAACTTGTGGTTAACGATACGGATAGTATCACCGTTACCGTTCATCACGTACTGACTTCCTGCTTCCCACTTTAACTCGTAGCCAACACCACATATTTGAGCGATACCTTTTGAGCCGCCCGTGTTCGCATCGATAGTACCCTCTCGAAGTCTTGAACCATTGTCTAACAACACACCACCACCAGCACCAAATTTCACTTCTGCTGCATCTATTAATTCAATGTCATTTGTTGTGGTGTTACCATTATCAGTTGTCTCTTGAAGCGTACCTGCCCCACCTCCACCACCACCCACAAGAGTGACCTCTATCTTGTTACCGTTAACAGTTACATTGAAGTCATCTGAGAAGTCAAGAAAGGAAGTGTAGCCAACAAATGCACCGTCATTATACACACCAATCTTGGTAAGAATTCCGCTGCCCGTATCTGGATTGTCAGTGATGTTTGGCGAATAGTCTGCAGGTATATCACAAGCTGACCAATTATAAGGTAGTCGAATGGTGACGTTAAGTTGGACACCCGTTAGAACGTGCGTGAACTCCTCAATAAATGGAATGATGGTTGCTTGTTTATCTACTATCTCTGCATCCTCACCAAATAACACCTGCCCATTCTCAATCTCACTTATTAACGATAGAGCAAGACGCGACATATCACTAATGATTTCCTTCTGATAGTCCGTCTTGATTTCTTTGTCCCTGCCAATGTCAGCAAAGCGAATCTCCAGAGCGTAGTCAAGAGTGCCTTCACTCGCACGAATGTCGACGGGTAGAACGTGCATCATTGGGTATCTAGGTTCTTTGTCTAGATCGGCAGCGTCTATCTGCCCGTGATAAAACTTCTGAATGATGTAGTGACCGTCTGCGAACTGACGTAGCCTTTCTATGAGTGTCCTATAACTGTTTGACATTTGATGCTCTTTTAATGTTTAATCTGTACATATAATTATACAGTAACTCCTCCATTGGATAATATAGCAGCACCTTGAATTTCACCAAATCTTCATCGGCTAACTGCATAATGAAGTAGTACCACCCGAATTGCTCCGCTACCGTCTTTACTGCTCGTTCTTCAACTCCTGAACTGTCATCATCAACTCCTCCATCTTCTGCTCCAAAAATGTCAGGGAAGATTTCTGCAAGTCGTTTGCAACAATCGAAAAAAAAACCAACGCACCTTGAACGATGTCCATTGGCATCATAAGCATCACTGCTTCATTGTCCATATGCTTGGTGCTATCATACACCTCGATGTCATATTTGTCCTCTAGCTTGGCGTTGATGGGTCTGTATAAGATGCACAACGCTTTCGCCAGGTTGTCAAAAATAGCAGCAGGTTTTGTGAACTCAACAAGGTCGACAAATTCAGCGGCTGAAATGTTCTTGAAATTGGGAATCAATCCGTAGTCCTTACCGCCCAATGTTACGATCGGTTTGAAAGTAGCCACTGATTCTTTCAACGCTTCCTCGAATAGTTCATTGCAGGTGTTGATGTCTTCGAGCTTCACCTTGCGCAACTGCTCCTCACTGATTCCGCTGATTGCTCGATACTTCATTAGGTCATTTGTGGCATTGTGCCACCCGACATAGTGGTGAACCTTTATGCTTGTGAATTTTGTTGGTACTGGGTGCATCATATCTTATCGCTTATTGTAATTTGAACGGGGGCATCTTGCTCACCTGCGTGAACTGTCCTAGCTTGTTTTGGTTTGAAGTATTCGAGTATCTTCATATAGGCATCGACGAACTGCGCTTGTTCTTCCGGGTCATAACTCTCTGCCCATTGCTGAAGAATTGAATTAAACTTTTCAGCGTGAATGCCAACGATTGATTCGTGCAGTTCCTCCCACTGTTTAGTCTTCTCGTTCTTACTTCCAGACGGTCTGCCGTTCGGATTATTTGTTTGCCCTTTATGTAAGCCCATTTTTTTGTACTATTTTGATGACTACAAAATTTTCGTTTTAAAATGCTCAATCACTCGCTCCATATGATGCTCGTAGTAAGTAGTAAAAGATTTGAAACCTTCTGAGTCCTGCTCATACAACTTGTAGAACACACCGCGAAGTCTTTGCGATTGTGTTTTTGATCTATCGTCATAATCAACTTTCAAAGCACTCAACTTATCAATCTCATTTGGTTTGAAATCTTCATCTTTGATGGCTAAGTAAACAAAATTGTTTACACCTCTAAATAGTTCAGTCATCACATTTGGAGATAGTTCGTTAGTGCCAAACGTAAGTTTAACGCTGCCATCCTTTCGGGTTGCTACTGATTCGAGTATTGATGGTATCGTTATCATTTACCAAGCATCAAGTGTGTCACCCAAACAAATCGTTTTCATATCTGGAGAGAATGGTGTAGAGTTGTAGAAAGTTCTTGCCCTGCCCGTGCAGTTGTTGATAGCTACGACATAGTGATTGTTAAATAACTCATTCGGTATAGTACCAATTTCAACTACCTCACCGCAATAACATTTAGTCATTGGCAGTTGTTCGCATTCGTGTTCTTCTTTCTTACACGCTAGTAGTGTCATTGACACCAGTAGGATTAATAATGTTTTTTTCATCGAGTTCAATGTTTAGATTAAGAATTGCGCTACCTTCATCGTTGGTAGTGATTGTTTTGATTATTTGAAATAAGAACCTTTTTTTCTTACTTCCAAGTTCAGTGTAATGGTAAGTTATCGTATTGCCTTCTGATGTCTTAAATAGGCGTTTACGGACAAATGCCGATAGTTGTCTTTCACTTCTAAAAGTAATGTCTTTAGACTTTAAGATTTTAGCCAGTGCGTTCATCTCGAAGTCTGACACTTGGAGAGTGATGTCTGCTACCTGCTCCTGAGTTAATTCTGTTTGTGGTGTTTCTTCATTCATAATGACAAATGTAGTTAATTATTTGATTGATAGACTGTCGTTAATAGTTTGCAATCAATTCTTTCAATTGATCTTCAATAAAGTCTCCCTGAATATGCCAAAGTAAAGACCTAATTTCTACAACATCTCGCAGGTTAAAATCAAACCATTCGCCAATCTTTCTTTTATGGGTAAAATGATTATGGATAAAAGATTCAAGCCATTGTACATTTGCATCAATTCCATCTGCACATTCTAAATAAATAACTAAGTCTAATAAAACTCCATTTTGTGCAGACAACTGGTTAATTCTTGAATTGATATTATTTGTGATTCCAACCTTTGTAAGTTTTGTGTGTTTGTTGTGAATCAAATAAAGAAATGGAAATTTAGAAGTTGCCATTGGTACTTCATTTTCTACTTCAAGATAACTGTCTAAAATTCTTTTGATCATTGTGTTTATTATTTACGTGTTGCCCTTCTTTTTGCGTTCTTCTTCTTGGTTGGTTTTTTCAACTTTTCTTTTAACTTTTCTTTTTCTTTATACTCAGCTATTTCTTTGAATAACTGCTCATCACTTTGCATTTCATTCTCTTGTTTTCGAGAGTAGAATCTTTTTTGTTTCATTGTGTTTATTATTTAGTTGTTTATAGTATGTTGTTCTTTATTCAACGGATAGATTCGAGATTGTTGGAAGGTGTAAAAGGTGTTACCCCCTTACCCCCTTACCTTCTAATCATTCACTCGGTGAGTTCTCGACCATCGGTTTTGGCTCAATGCGGATAGTGTTACGTCCAGCCATTGATTTAAGTATTGGAAACTTTAATTGTGCAATATCCCCCTTAATTCTTGCACTCGTTCCATTCACGCTATTTCAAGTGAGTAAGTCGCTTTCATCCTCCTAGACCGTCGAGGCAATGCTTATGTTTCTTTTGTTGTTCTATATATATCAAAAAAATAGCCCCTAGTCGAGACTCTAGAGGCTAAGGTCAAAAGCTTTCACTTTCGATTGCTTAACCTTGTTCGGTCTCGAACAAACAAGGCAAAGCGTTTAATACACCACAAACATAAATTGATTTACTTATCATTCAATATCGTTTCGCAATTTCGTTAATAAGTCTTTGATACACGGGGAGCATTTAGTTGGCTCAATGTAATGTCCAGTAGCCTTCGAAGCATAATCATACAACTGTTTCAACTGCTCCTGCGAAACGTAGTCTGTATGGATGTCTTTCAAGAAAGTTCTTATCTCATCCTTTTCGTCAAGTGTTAGGTTACCTACGGATGTCCATTTGTCAAGTGGACACTTTACATTTTTGAAAGCGGTCTTTAAAAACATATTGCAGCCGCACAACTTATGCTTCTTTTTCTTGTAGGTGACCTCGCCACCTAGTAATGGCTTACCACACCACAAGACCTTTGCTTCTCGTTTGGAAAATTTACACGCAGAGCAGATAGCCCTACGTTCTTCAATTGTTTTTGCAGGTGCGAACCACATATTTTTTGATTTTACATTTGATATAGTTAATGTACTTATACATATACTCTACTGATACCCCTGCGATGTCTGCCCACTCTTTATAGTTGAAGTCATCCTCTAAGTAAGCTTCAAACAATATTCGCTCGTGGTCTGGAAGGCGAGAGAGCGCAATGTCAACATTCTCTATTCTGATTCTATCGTGCAGGTTGAATGATTCGAACTCTATCAATGTCTCACTAAACTCAACAGTATCGAGTTTATACACCTGCCTGAATGCTGATGTCTTGCTATTCCATCCGAGCCACATAGCTCTATTCAGATAACTGAATAATTGATCGGGAGATAATTCGTCAATGCGATTCATTGAGTGGTCGAGAGCGTACTCTATTGTGAAATGTAGAAGTTCATCACCATCATAACTGTTTTTAGTCATCCGATTTGCAGATGATTTCAGCCGATTGTATATGATGGTTAGATTATTCATTTTAAGTACGCATCTATCACTTGAATGGCAGCATCAAAACCTTTGCATATGTGAGCAGAATAACCTCGTTCAATGAGCCGCTTATTCCATTCTTTCTGCTCAGGACTAGCAACACCTTTCAATGTCTTCAGTTCGATGGCTAGACCGTTGAAACCGTTACGCGACTCGTAGATGAATAGGTCGGGGAAGCCTTTGACATATCCAGTCTGCTTCATTTTAACCGCTTGTTTGTAGGAAGTCCGCACACCCCCTGCGGAAGCGCAGTAAAGTGTATTAGGATAAGCATACTTGAGATAGTTGATGACGGCTTTTTGCACCGAATCTTCATACTCAGTCGTTTTTTTTCCTATGGCTTTCTTATTTAGTATCAAGCAGTTATACAGATTTTAACTTTTTTTAACAATTCTTTATGCTCAAATATTTGCGCAATCGGAAAGTTGTAGTACATTTGTCAAACAAAACAAAGATACACAAATTAATAAACACACGACAATGAACACACCATTTCAACATTTCATCACACTTGCTCAGAGAGTATTTGACAACGTAAGGGTTTATGAGCCAATGAGCAACCCAACTAAAACAATCAGTTGGATAAACACAAAGCAAACATCTAGCAGCCTATCATTTGGTAACTACCCATACACCTGCACCATTCATTTAGTGCTATTGGATGGCGGAGACATTAACGCATCTTGCCAGTTCAGTTGTCCGCTTGACTCGGATGCCTCAGAGTTTGACAGACTATTTGAAGTTTGGGTAGCAGGTGTAGATCAATTTCTTGCATCTGATTCTCCACTATTAATCGATAACCAAATCAAAAAACACCTAAAAAAATGAAACAACGAAAATTTATCTGCGTTCAATCATCGCACACACCAGTTGACAGACTGAACTACAACGAGCAGTCGCAGTACATTGCGGAAGCTACCAAGTCAACACGCTACGACAGACTAAAGAAATCAATAATTGAAACACTTAAAGAGATATGATAAACGACTTCACACCATACATAAACAAGGCAGAAATGCATGAAATTTCAAAACGCATCCGCGACATTTTCGCTGAAGCTTATGGAGACGATGTAACCTACTTAAAAGACCAACAGATAGATTACAACGGATGGGTAATTACATTCTCAGGAACAGTTGAAGACGGTGAAATAGATATCAGCGAACTAACCTTCTCACCTGCTTTCGCAGAACAAGCTAATCAAATTATTTACCTTTAAACACAATACAATGATAGACACACTATTCGACCTACAACAACAAGTGATAGACGGCAATGCCAACGCACTTGAAGCCTACATCAACCTTAAAAAACTAGAGAAGGCACTTGCATCAATCATTACTAACGTGCAGCCCTACGCCTTAGATGAAGCATCCAGATACGGTGAGCGCACGTTTGATAAGTTTGGAGCAAAGGTTGAACTTAAAAACGCTGCTTCGCGTTGGGATTATAGCGACTGCATCCAAGTCAATCACTTGTCAGCTAAACTCAAGACAATGCAGGAGTTAGCACAGTTAGCAGTCAACTCAACGATGTACGACGAAGATGGTTTGCAGATTGAACCTGCAAAGAAATTAGAAGGAAAATCAACTATATCAGTAACAATTAAATAAATAAATCAAAATGGCAATTTTAGCAGAAAACAATGGCGGTGGAAATTTCGAAAGAGAATTGATCCCTGCAGGACTTCAAGTGGCACGATGCTACTCAATGATTGAAATCGGTTCAGTCGCAGAAACGTGGGAAGGACAAAGTAAAGTGAGCAAGAAAGTTCGCTTGACCTTTGAACTACCAAACGAACTCAGAACTTTTAAGCCTGAGAACGGTGAGCAGCCTATGTCTATCAGTAAGACATTCACACTTTCAATGCACGAAAAGGCAGGACTTCGCAAGTTCTTGGAGAACTGGAGAGGAAAGACTTTCACAGAAGATGAAGCGAAGCGGTTTGATGTGTCAAACCTTTTGGGTGCGGCAGGTATGATAACTGTCACTCATACCGAAAAGGAAGGCAAGACCTACTCAAACATTGCAGCGATTGCTCCCGTGATGAAAGGAATGACTTGTCCCGATCAATTCAACGCGAGTAAGATATTGTCTTACGATGACTTCAACTTTGAATTGTTTAATGAACTACCAAAGTTCTTACAAGACCAAATGGCTGCTACTCCAGAGTATGGTAAGATTCAGGCAGAACTTGCTGCTAAGTCAAGAACAGTTCAACCTATTCAACCTCCAGAATTAAGACCTAATGACGTTGAGGATTTTGAAAACTTACCGTTTTAACTTCCGTTTTAATTCATATCTTTGTAGGATAAATACTTACCATATATGAAAAACTGTTTTAAGTGTAAAGAAGAAAAACCTTTAGATAAGTTCTACAAGCATCCTAATATGGGTGACGGCAGACTAAACAAGTGCATTGATTGTTGCGTCAAAGAATCAATAGAAAGAACAAATAAATTAAGACTTGACCCAGAATGGTTGGAAAAAGAAAGACAACGTGGAAGGGAAAAGTATTATCGTTTAAATTATCGAAATAATAAAGTTGATTCGTTAAGTAAAAAAGCAGCTATGAAAAAGTACAATGAAAAGTTCCCTGAAAAGGAAGCGTGTAGAAAGTTATCATCTAATCTTAAAGCGCCTAAAGGAATGCATAAACATCATTGGTCATACAACATTGAACACGCAAAAGATGTTGTTTTATTAGCACCTGCTGACCACGCAAAAGCACATCGTTTTATTGTTTACGACCAAGAACAAATGATGTATCGCAGGATAGATAATATGGAACTTCTTTATTCTAAAGACGCTCACGTAAATTACATAAATGAAATAATAAACAAGTGCTAAAAACCCAACACCATTCTAAGTTTAGGGTGTTTGTGAAGCAAAACTTTAAGAGCGTGTCGAACTTCGGCACGTTTCTTAAAGTTTGCCGAAACACCGCCACGCACTACGCGAACCAACCCCAACAGATGTCAGCACTTCAGATAATGAAAGTCGCTGCTCACACTGGCACTAACATTAACGAACTAATACAATTAATTGAAAATGAGTATAGACATAAACACACTCCTTCCAATGGTGAAGGATGCGAATAAGCAGGAGTTCATCGAGTTGATTATTGCTCAGAACAAGTCGCGCGACCATTCTACCGTAGACGATATCGAACTATCCAAGTTCATCTCCGCGATCTGTGAATGGTCACAATGCTACCACTCGATTGGAATGAAAGAGATACAAAGTAAGAGTCGATTGCAGGACATCGTGTACATCCGTCACATTGCCCTCTATTGCATTCAAATGGAATTCAGTCAGCGAATGACCTTAACAAGATTAGCTGCGATATTTAACCGCCACCACGCATCCGTAATCCACGCGAATAAGCGATGCGCCAACACTTTAGGCTATGACAAAAAGTTAAACCAAATGTTAATTAGTCTAAATGAGTATCTCCAGTTGAGAGGTTTCAATACCTTAGCAAACGTTACCACAAAAATAAAAACACTTGATGCGATGAAGCATCACTAATATGAAACAACACACACTGGCAGTACAATGCTGCATCAAAGAGATTCTTGACCGAAAGGAAATCGGAAAGCTTCACCCGTCTGCTGAACTCATTACAGAGGTCTGCGAAAAATATGGACTAAGTGAAGACTACATTATAAAGATTGGCGAATTTCCAAAACGATGAAGGAATAAAACATCAACAACAATAAAAACACAACACAATGACGGCAAAAGACTTCTTTTATAAAAACGCGAAAGCGACTTATCAGGACTGCATCTCACCTGATGAATGCATCAAACTAATGACTGAGTATCACAAGCACATAGTTGGTGAGTTCGTTGCCCCATCTATGGAAGATGTGGTTTCATTCTTTCAGTCAAAGACGGGCGGCAGTCAATCGGATGGCATTACATTCGCATCCAAGTTCATCGCTCACTACGAGTTGAAAGATTGGAAGTACGGCAATAAGAAATTGAAAGACTGGAGACGAGCAGCCGTAGCAGCTTGGGATATGAGTAAATTTGTAACCACTAAAACAATTAACAATGGATCATTTGGAAAAGGTACAAGTAGCGAGGGGCTTCAATCACTCCTTGACCAATTTAAGTAAGGTAGCAAACGTTGACTTCAGAAAGATAATTGCTGCCAAAGAAGCACCACTAATTGCATTGATTAGTGGTAAGGACTTCGCAGTTGAATACTACGCTCAGCTTGTCTTTCACGGCATACCGCAGCCTGATAGAATTGAACCTATCCAACAGTTGCACTCTTTTGTTTCTGATAACTTTTCTTGGTGTACAACGGTAGATTTCAAGTTAGCATTTGAGTTCAACGCAGCGAGTAAGTTGGCGAACAAGTTGACATCATTCAAATCATTTGATGCTACCTATGTCGGTAGTGTCTTGAGTGAATACTACCAGCTTCGAATGGACGCTATGAAAAAATGGAATGAGGTAAACGTGAACTATATCGAACCTGCACGACAACTAGAATCAGCTAACGAGTCGCTTAATTGGTTTAATGATTCGTTAAAAAAGGACATTGAGAACGCGAGGAACGGTAACTTTATGGCAGCTGAATTGATGGGCTTTGTGATGTTGGAGAACTTGTACAAAAGTGGTCTAGTGACCGACGACTATTGGACGGATGACGAGTGGTTGAGTTTTAAGCAGAGAGCGAAAAGACTTGTTCACGATCAGCAGGAAATCGGCAAGACAAAGCTTCAAAGAATATTAGCCAACCCAAGATTAAAAGAGCAGTACACGAATAGTATTGCGCGAGAGATGAAGGTTATGATGTACCTGAATTATTTAACAAAAAACAAATAGCAAAATGAAAGCAACAGTAATCACCGTCTATGACAATGACGGAAACGAAATCAAGAACGTGTCAACTGAGATAGTTCTCAATGGCGAGACTTATGTGAAAAAAGAAAGTCAAGTATCAACTACTAAACGGCATAACCCCGAATCACACTTAATTGGTATGTGGTATAAGTGTTATAGAGGCGATGAAGATTTTGGTTTTGTAGAAGGTCTGTGGTACTATTTTTACGAACCCTCTGACAATGACGGTGTTAGTGTGTTGACTGAAAAACACAAGTTAACAACTGGATTCAAAGACCCGCAAAGATGGTTTGACCTGAGCAACCCTGCTCTAGACACCCAAACCAAACCAATTTGGGAAACGTGCCGTGAGACGATGTGGGGTTATGATTCAGATACAAGCATAGTAACTAATTATAGCACTAGCACTAGCACTATGAATCAAGATGTTTCTTTGTACAGATTAAACAAACACCTCAACGCCCTAGCCTACCTTAGTGAAGTTGCGCGACGATGCAACGGGGATAGGGTTGTGGATTGGCTAAATGGTGCGCAAGACAAGTTTATTATTGAACGCTATCGAAATAAATTACAAACGGCTGAACGCTCTGTCACTTTCGAACAAACAACCTTCATTGACAAAGCAGCCCGTGACCATTCATTCGAAGTGGACAAGCACATTTGGAATGACTACTACAACTTGCCAAATGAATAACCAGTATAAAATTAATCACTAATTTTACCAAATGTACACACCGTCCTACACTACTCGCCAAGATGAAGCATTGACTTTGTTATCTCCAAAAGATTTGACAACAGAAACGGTGTTATATGGCGGTAGTGCTGGTGGTGGTAAAACATTTCTTGGGTGTAGTTGGCAGATCAATAGACGATTAAAATATGCAAACACCAGAGGATTAATCGGTCGTGCAGAATTAAAGCGACTTAGGCAGTCAACGATGGCTACATTTTGGAATATTGCAAATCAGATGGGACTTCGCCCCGGTACGCACTACACCTACAACGGTCAAGACCACGTTATAAAATTCTACAACGGTTCGCAGATAGTCTTGATGGACTTAGGCTTTATGCCTAGTGACCCTGAATTTAGTAGACTTGGCTCGATTGAAATTACAGATTATTTTGTGGACGAGGTAGCAGAAGTTTCTCAACGAGCAATCGACATTCTAGATTCTCGTGTGCGTTACAATCTCATCAACGGTGTTCCGAAAGGATTACTTTCCTGCAACCCAACGAAAGGATGGTTATACGCTGACTACTTCGATGCTGCACGTAATGGCACACTGCGAGAAGACAGAGCATTCATCAAGGCACTACCGACAGACAATCCAAATCTCGAACCTGCCTACCTTGAAAAGCTTTCACGCCTTCCAGAGATAGACCGTAAACGCCTTTTAGATGGCGATTGGGACTACGACGAAAGCAATGACCGTCTATATTATTATGATGACTTACTACGTTGTTTTAGGAATGAATTGATAGGCACTACCGCTTACATTACTGCCGACATCGCAGCACTTGGAAACGATAAAACAATCATTGGTCTGTGGAGTGGTATGTCATTGGTCGATGTGTTTATGATGGAGCATAAGTATCCAAACGAGGTCGCAGAATTTATCCGTAATTTAGCCAAAGAAAGAAACGTGAAGTTGTCGAATATTGTGGTTGATGCTGACGGATTGGGAATTGGTGTAGTTGGGATATTAAAGTGCCAATCATTCAACAATGGTGGTCGTGCGATAGATAGCGAGACCTATATGAACTTGAAGGCTGAGTGCTACTTTAAAATGGGCGAGTACATCAACGCAAACAAGTTGACTATTGCCGCTGATAAATACAAGACTGAGATTATAAAGCATTTGGAAGTTGTGAGAATTGCACATATTGATCGTGAGAGAAAGAAACAAGTGACCAGTAAGGAAGAAATCAAAAAAAAACACGGCTTCTCTCCCGACTTCGCAGATATGATGATGATGCGTATGTATTTTGAACTGTATCCGAACTATGGCAGGTACGCTATAAGATAGTAATTAATTAAACAAAAAAAACAAAATGATTTTAGACAAAAGTATCACGGGAATCCCCACTCAAATGTGGGATGAACTAAAGTATTTCGTTCTTGATGGGCGAAATGTCAACGAACTGAGATTAAACCGTCAGTTGGTAAAAGAAACTTTGAAAGTTCCTAACCCAAAATGGGCAGGTCGATATCTGACACAGACGAAATATGTTTGGAAGGATGGTTTCTTACCTACTTCAAACTTTGTGTTTTCACCTAGCTACCTGCTCAACCTTGTGTCAATGTACGTCAATGACTTTGGTTATGTCGTGACCGGTAAGAATGAGAATGGACACTGGCAGTTGTACCGGTCAGAACTTTCTTGGCAGTTGCCCGATGGGACAACTCACACCGAAAGCGAGAAGTTAATCACGATCGTGATAGATGGAACTGATGTTATGTTTGACGATTTCGAGAATAAGAATCAATGGTCGTTTGATTGGATTGTGAATGGCAAGAAAACAGTTTTGACCTATGATGTTGGCGAGATTGCTGACATTATGAAAGTGAATGAGGACACCGTTCTAGCTTTCCAGAATGACTACTTTACGGGCGAATTTAAAACACCCGACACACACATCACTAACATCTTTCCTGCTTTAGAATGGGACGGTAACTTGTTGAAAGGTTCATTCTTTGTCAACGAGACAGAATGGAGCGCGTTCAACTACTCACAACTACGCACCTGCTATGGTACTGCACAAGGAGATTTCAGAATTACTTGGACATTGTACAATGGATGTGACCGTCCTGCCAACGCTATTGATGCGGATAGTATGGGTAACTTTGGCGAGTGTTGGAAGTCTGCATACTTGACAAAAGAAAATGCAGATTCGTTTGTGCTTGATGTCGATTCATTGGCTGACGTTGACTATTCGAAACCTGCACACATCAAGTTCACGATTCACTTTTTACCGCTTACTGGTAAGGAGTTCCGACTTGAAGCCTATGCTAATTTGAATACAAAGAAAATTAGTTTAACACCTTTCGCTTAAATAATAGGTGGGCGTAATTAAGTTTGCGCCCACTTTTTTTAACTTAACATAATGAAACAAATTAACCAGACACACATAGTCATTTTCATCTCAGTAATCCTACTGACTATCTTTTTCATCTTGCTATCAAATCGAAAGCGTGAAGATTCGTCACCACTTCAAATTGAAATTGAGAAACTCCAAAAGAAAATAGATAAGCAAGATAGAATGATTCACGATGCACTTATTGACATCAAAATGATGCGCGATACCGTCTACTTTTACGAATCCAAAAAGCCAATAATCACTAACAATTATTTCAAAAATGAGAAAGTTATCCTTACTTCTAACGATAGTATTAATGCTATCATTCGTGAATCAAATCAGCGCGAGTTCGAGCGCAGATACTTTAAGGGTCGATACACTCCAATTAAATAAAGACCAAGCATTCAACCTTTGCTACTACTCCCTCGAATATTGGTGGGAGTACGCAAAGCTTCAGGATTCAATTATGATTCAGAAAGATTCAATGCTCAAGAAGTATGTTGATATCACTGGCATCCAAGCGCAGAAGCAGGACGATATCGAAAGCATCTACAACCTAAAGAAGCAGATTGAGATTGACGAGCAGAACAAGAAGATGAGTGATGAAATTGATCGTAAAAAGAAATGGCGAAAGCGGACATTTGTCGTGTCTGCAATCGCCATTCTGGAAGGTGTGATAATTTACCTGATAGTATCAATTTAACCCCATCAACTGCTCATTCTCACTAATCAATTCAAAGTCGTAGAAATATGACTCACTACCTTCTAGTGATACGACATAGATAAGCATTCCCTTTCGCACAATGTACCCAGTTACAAAACGTAACCGAGTGTCTACATCGCTTCTCGAATAGACAATATCGCCAATGCGATACCTGACTTTGAGATTCAAATCTATCATCATAGTATTTTGCCTTCGTGTATTCTGAAATTCTGCACGTTGAACCCGTCACTACCACGTTTTGTTATGATGGCAAAACCGTGATTGTATTTCGCAAATGGTGCGTATTCAGGTGTTAATTCACTCAAGCACCCAACACTCCAACACGTAGTCAACTTTCCATTAATATCCTTCTCTGTGTGTTCTGAAGTTTGGTGCGAATGACCACAAATAGCAGAGGATTTAGCCCTCATATAAAGACCTCGCGCCACGTTCACGGGTGAGAATGTTGACTTACCAAATTCGTGACCGTGTACCACCGCTAATGAGTTAATACGTGCCAACTGTTTGCCGTGTATAATATCGATTCCAAACTTGTCAAAGCCTAGTAGATTGCTCAACTCAAAATCTTCAATGCCATCTAGCGCACTTGCGTTCTTTCTGATGTATCTCTCGTAACGTTCCTCGTGGTTACCCATCTTCGCGTAGATTCTTGCTTTAGGAAATTTGAAACGCAGGAAAGAAAAGAATTGTTTTGTCAACTGAATCTCTGATCTAAATGAACGCTTGGTTCTGTCTTTCTCAAAACTACTAATTTCATAACAATCGATGAAGTCACCGCCTAATAAAATAGTGTCGCAGTTCTGCTTCACTCCGTAGTCGATTGCCAGATGTAAAGCTTTAATATCGTGATATGGAATGTGAACATCGAACAAGGCAAGAACTTTTCTACCCTCAATATCGATGATGTCTTTCGTTTTGGTATCTGACTTGGGCAAGTGATGCGCCACTGGTATTGATTCATCAAACTTCTTTGGATTGTTTTTGTTGGTTACGTGTCTGTGATACTTAGAAGCAATATTGCCAAAAGTAGTGTTGTACTTCTTGGCTATTCTTTTTTTAAAGTCAGTAATCTTTTCGCCTTCAAGTTGGATTTCAATCTTGAAAACTTCTTCCCATTTTGGAGTGTTAGTCATTGTGTATTTATTAAGTAAGTAAGTAAAAAACAAAAGGGACAACTGCCCCTTTAGATATTTTTGTATTCCGTTTTCGCGTCAAATGAAGGACAAGCTTTAGCCACATTTGGAAAGTCTTTATGTCCTTGAATAATCGCATTTGGAAACATTGTCTTCAATGCTTTCAGTCTTGTCAGCAGTTGGCGTTTCTGCGCATCTGTTCTATTGTCTGCTGCCTTCCCTAACTTGTTCACGCCACCGATATAACACACGTTTATAATTGACTTGTTGAAACCTTTAACACCATTCGAAGGTTGAGCGATTGTTAGCAGTTGTGTCTCTTTGCCATCCGCTTCAATGATGTAATGATAACCAGGGGACTTCCAACCTAGATTCTGCTTCCAATATCTTTGGATTGCTTCGACTTTTGCATCTTGTCCCGTAGCACTGCAATGAACTACTATGTGTGTTATTGTTCTCATTCGTTGTCTATTTGAAATTGTCCTTTTTCATCAAATGATTGTAACCTTTTCAGTATCCACTTGGGCAATAAGTCAGGTTTAATTGCTCCGATATTTTCAACGATACTAATTGCTTCACGAACTAAAAGAGCTGCATAGCATAGTTCTTCTACCCACAAAAATAGTGACTTAGTAATTTCATTGGTACTGAAATTTGTGAGATTGTGAACAACTATCAAAAAGAAAGCATATAGTACACTTTTGATAATCATTCCACCAAACCTTGAACTGCTTAGAACACTATACTTCCAAGCCTTCCAAATGCCGAGCATAGTATCTATGGCAATCATTATGACCAGATAGATAAGGAAAGACCAATCATCAAAGAAATAAGTATTGAAAAACGCTGCCAAACTAGACCAACTGATGGCAATCAATAGCGGCATTTTCATTTTAAGTAAATCAAGATATGGATAAAATATGGATAGCGAATCATCTCTCATAACACGTCAATTTTTCTTTTTGTCTGCTATGAATTTTTTAAGTTTAGCTTCAACCTCCTTGCGGATAGCCTTGCCTCTTTTCTTTTTATCGCCACCACTTGCAGTCGTAGTTGTTATCATATGGGAAGTTTTTTCTAGTAGATACTGAATTGCCAGTGCTGAATACCATCTTACCCCTGCCGTAAACATTCTTGACTGGAGTGGTATCGGGAAATGAATTGGATGAATATTCAGGGAATGAATTGTTATTGTGACAAAGATAGTCAACCATTTTCTTAGTGTAGTGCAAAGCCTTTCCACGCGCATCGTCTATTAATCTATCAAGTTCACTTTGTGCAATTACTTCTGAATCTTCACTTGTGCGTTTCACTAACGATCCATTATCTTGACGGTAGTACATAGCAGGTAAAAGTTCAACCATTACGAACCATACTAACGCTTTACGTATGTATTCATTTCGAAGTGTCAAGTACACACCCGTTATCGATGCATCTGCGCTATCATCTTTGATTTTCTCCCACAAGTCAGTACCTAAATACTGCTCGATGTGTAAGTCCTGCGCTAGATAGATAGCCGCATAGATGCGATTAGAATCAACCGCACCGTTTACGTTGGTGTACTTCTTTACGTAGTTCTCGTCTATGATACAAATCTCTGCCATTAGTCTATGTTTTTAAGTGAGCCGCGATTCGGTGTGTTTATTGGTCTTATTGATTCTTTGCCTTTAGGCTTCAAGAAATCAAGTCCGCTATCCTTTACACGCTCGTCGTTTTTAAGTCCGTTGTTTGGTAAAAATTTACCGTCTTTTCTTTTTCTAAAGTAGATTCTGCGAAGCCAAGAATGGTGACAGTATGCGCCACCTTTCCAAGTGAATATGTCGTATGTGCTTTGTCCTTCTGCTGCAAATTCTCCGTTCACTCCATTGCTACTCATATCTGCGATGTCCTCATATCTGAACACTCTACCTTTTGAACTATCACCTACCATCTGCTTACAGAATCTACGAGAGTTAGCACTGATATTTTCAGAGTATTTGTAACGTAACTTGTACAAACCACTATCTCCCCATTCACTCGCCTCATTCGCATTTGCATATGAACCGTAAGCCATATTAACGTTCTTCAGTCCTTTGAAGTATTCGAGTTCGTCAGCACTTCCTCCTGCTTCTTCTTCGCTCATCAACTCCCATTCTTCTTCATCTACTATCTCACCAAGTTCACTCAACTTATTTAGCCACTTGTCTTCTTCTTCAACCGTGAACTCTGGTGCTTCCTTCGTGCAGCAAACTTCAGTTGCTACTTTTTTTTTTAGGTGAATCGATAACTCTGCCGCTATTGGATTGAAAAAAGATGTTACAACTTCACTCGGTAATCCTATAAATTCAGTTAAGAAGATAGATGCTTGTTGCTCTGTCAACTTGCCTTCCTGCACCTTTGCGATAATGTCAATAGCTGACATCATTTTAGCATTATCTACACCTATTTCAGCGTCTGTCTGTTCTTGATTGTTACCTACAATGATAACTGCGCTTGATGAGTTAGCCGCTTGTAGTATTTCTTCAACCGCATCTGTGATAAGTCGTTGAGATGGTTGGATAACTTGCTCATCAAATATCTTAAGAGCCGTTTCCATTTCATCTTTATTTGAACCCAGTCCACCGCCCTCACGAATACCAAAAAGAAGTGGAGAAGTGACACGATGCGCAATCATTATGTGACGAGTGCAAGTGTCCTCTAGATATTGATATTGTTTGTCTGCGTCTGTGATTGGAAATGGAGTGAATTCCGCTGCTCTATCTCTGTTCTCATTGAACATCAAGATAAACTTTCCTGCGTTGACTGCTCCGCTGATATTTCTTTCAATGTCATTGCGTACGATGTCCATTTCTTCTTGAGTCTCAGGTACTCCATTATTCATCGAAACAACCATAGACGGAAACAGTCCGTTCTGAATATTGTTAACGTGAAATAAAGCTATCTGTCTGCTCAACTCGATGTAGTTGAGTGACGAAATGTAGTCAGGCTTTCCGTAATAGTTAGCCGTCGAACTGTTCTTGAAACAGAAGTATGCTTGTCTTGGACTGTCTTTCTTGGTAGCTTCTGAATATAGCGGAATGAATCTAGGAGCGTTTCTTTTACGCTTCAAATTCGCCCAATCATTCGAATACCATACACCATTTATATCTCCATTCTCGCGGTTGATTCCGATTCTGCAATTCTCAAAAGGCAAATGTTCAACAGATGACAACTCACCGCCTAATGTCCACAACACCTGCCAAAAGAAACCACCGTGTAGTTCTAGATCAATAGAAGTATTGTCTGTCAACCTATCAAATCCAAGTGATTTAATGAGCGAAGCAGTACCAACATCTTTCGATGTGATACCTTTACCTGCAATCATTTGAGATATTGAACGTATTAACGAACCGTGTACTGGAGACTGGTCTGCTAACTCAATGCAGTATTGTGGAAATCCGTTTCTATCACCGTAGTCAACCCATCCTTTTGAGGATTCCTTTTCATCACTTGACACTTGCGTGTAGTTAGATGAAAGTTTGATTGATGTAGTGTTATTAATTAATGATGATATCATTTGCTGATGTTGTTTCAACGACATCGAAGTATGTGCCGCCGTCTGTAAGTTCTAAATATCCAATCTCCACTATGCCTACTACGGAAGCATCTTCTTCATCTGTATTTGTGGACGAATTTTGTCCATAAACGATATACCTATATCTACCTGCTTGTGTAAGTGTGACTGTTGTAACTACGATTCGAGTGTATCCGCTGCCATCTGTAACGATAGTGGGAACTTGATTCAACTTGTCTCCAGTCTCACTATTTTCCTCTCGAATAATTGAGAGCATATAATGCGTAAAGTCAGGCAATGTATAACGCCCTTCGTAAAGTGACAGATACAATGTCTGACTTGCAGTATTCGGTAAAAGATATACCATATAAAAGACAATATAAAGTAGCGGATAAATCTCTCAATTCATCCGCTACTAATTTACGAATTAATCTTCGATTGTGATAGTGCCGAATGTAGCATTATCGAAAGGAACAGTAGTATAATTCTCCAAACGTGGAGCGCGATATCTGTCCTCTGCTGAAAGAGTTAAAGTGTAACCGTTCAAGTCACCTTTTGCAGCACCCGTTGAACCGTTACCACCGCTAACAAGTACACCTTCCTGCGTACCAACCATCCAAATATTTCTGTTTGCATCTTCAACGAAAACAACCCAACGACCATAAGCCAAGTTTTGAAGTTCTTGCTGCGCAGTGTGAGAAAGTTCTTTCAATGAAGCAGAGATTGTAGATGTCCAAAACACAGAACCCGTATCAAGGTTTGCAGTTGTTTCTTCTACCCAATTTCCCGTGTTACGGTGTGGCACGTATTTGTAGATAGTCATTGTAGGCAATACCTCAACTTGACCGCTAGTAGCATCGTAAGCAACACCTGCTACTACATCTTCCCAATCAGCAAAATAAAGAGCCTTTACCCCACCGATTGTATCATTACATCCAAGACCAAATCCTCTAGTTAAATTACACATAGTATTTTTTTTTTAATAAAAAAACGGATGGGTGTTTAACGCCCACCCGTTCTTTAAGTTATTATTTCAATTATGGATTAACGTATCCCAAAGAGATATCTGCACCGAATCCGATAGCAGTACCTGCACGGTAACGCATTGCAATACGCACGTTGTCTGAACCGTCAGTCATTGACATATCAATCACTTTCGCCTCGTTCAAGTCGCTCAATAGATCAGTACCGAAGAACAAATTGTCCACTTCAGAAGCGACCATTGTTGAGTCTGGAATACCCGGACAAACATAGATTTCATATCCATCAACTAGCACTGGTGCTTCGCCCGTTGCGTTGTATGTGAACTGATAACCAAGTGTATTGATTGCTTGACGGTAGAACTGAGCAGTTTTGCGGTTAACATAAAGCTTCACAGTGTCTGTCTTTCCAATCAATGTAGATGGTAGAGCAGCAAGTACTGATTGCATCTGAGCGATAACTGTTGATGCAGAAGTAGCAGCAGAGAAGTCAACATCAGGAGTACCTGATTTCGCGTTGTCAATCAATCTCAATAGACCAGTGAAAGCAGTGTATGTTGGTGTTGCATTTGAAGACGCAGCATCAAAGTTACCCTGCCACAAGTTGAACTCGATAGCCTCTCCAACTTTTGCAGCAATGTGAGCCAACATAAAGTCAGCGAACTCAACTGGCACTTGGTCATTGATGAAACCCGCACCCGTGTTGTATGCTTCCCAATCTTGAACGAATTGCTTTTTGCAAAGTTCAACATTAGTGTTCAAGTCAGTAGTTGTAAGTGTTGTCTCAGCTAGAGTAACAGAACCTGCGACTGTGAAATCACAAGTAGCAGCTACTACCAATCCACTTGAAGAAAGTTTCTTGATAACCGCTTTGTACTTTACGTTTTCTTTGATAGCGATATAGCCGTTAGCTAGAGTATCGCCAGATAGAATAGCAGCTTGGATGTATGGTAGTGCTAACGCACCTGCATACGAAGAACTGCTAATAGTTAATGATGTAGCCATTTCTTATTATTTTTTTAGTGACATAATCTTGCTTAAGATTCTGTCGTTTTTAGTTTGTTTTTTTGAAAAATTTACTGCTGAGATTTCAGCCGCAGGTGTTTCACTTTTGATAGATACTGCCCCTGCTTTTTTTGACAATTCAGTAGCTTTAGCCGTTGCGATAGTTAAGTCAGTTTTTACTGCACTTAATTCTTCTGTAACTGCTGACAACTGCGTGTCACGTTCTGCTAGTTGATTCTTGATAGATGTCAACTGCTCATCCATTGCTGCGATAACCGCTGCGATGTCTGCACTCATTTCTTCTTCTGCTACTTCCGCTTCTTTCATTTCAGTAATGAAGCCGCCAACAGTAACTACAACTGAACCGTTGTCAAGCGTAT